ATGCCTACAAACACGCTGACGGACGCGCGCTGCAGGGCTGCGAAGCCTGGAGACAAGGCGATCAAGCTCTTCGACGGTGGGGGGCTGCATCTCTGGATCTCGCCGAAGGGGGCGAAAGTCTGGAGGCTGGCTTATCGCCTTGCGGGCAAGCCGAAGACGCTCAGCATCGGCCCATATCCGGAAGTCTCACTGGCCGAGGCGCGTCTGAAGCGCGACCAGCACCGTGCCACGCTCCGCGATGGTGATGATCCGATGGCCCCGCGCCTGGCCACCCGCAAGGGCATCACGCTCGACGATGCCAGTGAACAGTACTGGGGCGGGCGTCACGACCTATCCGAAAGCTATGTGGTCAATGCACAACGTGGCATCGCCATGCATCTTTCGCCGGCGCTGGGCAAGCGCAACATCGGGAGCATCACTCGTGGCGATCTGCTCGATGCACTGCGAGCCATGGACGCGAAGGGCCTGCACGTGTACGTGCGAAAGGTGCGGATGTGGGTTGGCCAGGTCTTCGAATGGGCGGTCCAGCATGAATACGCGGACATCAACCCTGCTGCGCTGATACGCCCGGAGAAGGCCTTCGGCCGGGCTCCGGTCGAGCACCACGCGGCAGTCGAGTTGCGTGATGTGCCGGGCCTGATCCAGCGGATCAACATGGAGAGGGATATCCAGAGCGTGCTTGCGGTCCGGCTGCTCGCATATACATGGACGCGCACTGGCGAGCTACGGATGATGGAATGGGCTGAGATCGACGGCGACCAGTGGATCATCCCGGCCGGGAAGATGAAGCGCCGCCTCGACCACCTGGTGCCGCTTTCGCGCCAGGCGCTGGCGGTGATCGAGGGCATGCGTGCTCGTGCTCGCCCTGGGAGTCCCTATGTGTTCCCGTCTGACCGGCGGGCTGACAGGCCGATGAGCGATAACGCCATCCTGTATCTGCTGCACCGCATTGGCTACAAGGGGCGGATGACGGGACACGGCTGGCGCAGTGTGGCCAGCACCTGGGCGAACGAAAAGGGCTACAGCCCCGACGCGATCGAGCGCCAGCTTGCCCATGTGCCAGCGAATGAAGTGCGCGCGGCTTACAACCGCGCACAGTATTTGCAAGAGAGGCAGACGATGCTGCAGGCTTGGGCGGATTGGCTGGACGCCCAGGCTGTTACGCGAGGTTGATGCCGGCCGCGCGCAGCGTACTGGCACGCCAGCCCATCGTGCGGCTGGATAGTGCCACGTCAGGCTGTGGCAGCTTGCCCGACTTGAGCCATCGGCGGATCGTTTCGGCCGACACCCCGAATGTTTCCTTCAGATCCTGGCGCCAGATGACAGGGTCGGAGGGCTGGTCTGTCATCGCATGTCCTCCGCCGAAAACAGCCCGCCCAGAGCGCCGGCAAGCGCCGACTGGCATGTGGGATTGATCCATACAACCTCTTCCCGGATCGCTGTGCCCCTGCCGGATGAAATCCGCGCGGATGTTGTATGCCGCTCCCACCCGCTCAAGGCCTTGTCGTACATCGCAGAGGGGTATCCGCACAGCACCACCATGCCCCGCAGCTCGCGCACCGCGTCCAGCAGTTCGCAATGCTCGGCCACGGTCATTTCGTGGCGGTAATACTTCTGCCCGGTCTTCATCTGCCGGACTTCCGGCAGATATGGCGGATCAACGAAGTGCAGGGTGGTGGGTTCATCGTGGTAGCGCATTACCTCGATCGCCGGGTTGTTCTCGATCAGAACGCCTTCGAATCGCTCGCCGATGCTGGCCAGCGATTCGGGGTAACGCGACCACACGTGCTGGGCGGTGCCGTAGCTGCGCCGCGTGTCGCGCCGGAATCCGGTGCTGCCTTTGGTGGCGCCGGCCGAGCCGAAGCCCATGGCAGCCCGCACAGCGGTGAGGCGGGCGCGCTCCACCTGGTCCTGGTCCTGGTCCTGGTAGGACAAGTCGAATTCGGCGCGCGAGTAGGGGGTGAGCGTTATGGCCTCGATCAGCCGCGCCCGGGTGGCAGGGTCGCGCAGCACGGCGAAGAAATTCACGATCTCGCCGTCCAGGTCGTTGTAGACCTCGGCGTAGCTGCGCGGCTTTCGCAGCAGCACGCCTGCGGCGCCACCGAACGGCTCGACGTAGCACAGGTGTGGCGGGAAGAACTGGATGACCCAGGGGGCCAGGCGGAACTTGCCGCCGTGGTAGCGGAGGGCGGGGTGAGTGATCATGACGTCACCCGCTTGAACTCGATCACCCATACCCAGGGATTGGCACCCCATGAGCCTGGGCCGTTGATGGATTCCCAGATATCGCTGAACTCAGGGATTCGAGACGGGCTTAGATATGATTGCGGAATACCCTCTGCTTTCGCATCCGCCTCGCTGATGTCTTGGAGGCGTTCTATGCGCACGCCAGTGATTTCCAGCACGAGGCGGCAGCAATGGCGCGGCATGTGGATGCTTGGGCGACGTTTGAAGCCCCATCGCTTGAGGTCTGCAGCATCCTCGTCCGTGATGCCGTCCGCGTCGTAGTAGTACGGCTCCCAGGTGTCAGCCCCTTCGCGCATCATGCGCGGCGTGCGTTGTGGGCGCTCCCAGCCGTTCTCGCGCACCCACAGCCGGTCGCCGGGCTGACCGTAGGGGCATTGCAGCGTCGAGTAGAACGCGCACCCATCGTTGTCGATGCCGTGGTATTCCGCAGCCATGCCGGGGCCTATGGGGCCAGTAATTCTCCCCATCTGCTTCGGCTTCACCTTTCGCCGCGTCTGGGCTTTCCGCCCTTCCATGATCGCGCGGACCATCGACCCGGTGAACAGGACCGGGTGTTCCTTGTTTCTCATTTTTTCACCCCCGTCGCCTTCGCCACCCAGACCGCGCACCGCCCCGTCCGCATCAGCGCGACCATGCCCAGATCCTTCATCGTGTACAAGCGGTCGCCAGTTACCTCTTCACTCAGGCCCAGGGCCTCGCTCAGAACGGCGCGGCGGGTCGGGCCACGCCGGATCAGCTCCGCAGTTATCCGCTCCATATCCAGCCACACCTTCTCCGTCACGCCACCGGGGAATGCGGGGCGATCCGGAGACGGAGGCAGGTCGGGAAGTTTGTGGGGGGCGGGGTCGAGAACCCGGTATGCACGCCGCACGCTTTCCGGCGCGCAGCAGGGATAGGGCGCCATGAGGCCCAACTGCATGGCAAGCGGCGGCATCATGCTGCACCCCCGTCACGGCCAGTCGCCTTGGAAGCATGGATCGTGATGTCGCGGTTAAAGCCTCCATCGATATTGATTTCAGAGCTGCCGTCGTAGCCGTTCTGCTCTGCGAGTGTCAGGGCCAAATTGACAAACACCGATGTTGCGATCAGCAACGCATCGTTGATGCCGGCCTCATTCAAGAGTCGGGTGAACGCATCGGCGAAATCGTCGTGTGCCTTGCTCATTTCGATGTCTCCTCGAACATATCCACCGTTCTGGCGGCCGCCCGGCGGGTTTGATGACGGGTGTGCTTGTGGTGCTCGGCGTCGTAGGCCAGGTGATGGCGCTGGCACCAGGCGCGCAGGTTGGAGGGCTCGCAGTTCTCCGGCTGGTGGTCGATGTGGGCGATGGTCAGCACGATGCGGATTACCTTGACCGTCGAGCCGTCTGCGCAGGCCATGCTGCAGGGCCGGTCCACGCCGGCATCGCGCAGCGCACGGGGCAGCGGCACCCACTTCTCGTCCCGCCAGTAGCCCAGCGCGCGATGCACGGCACCGCAGCCCGGATGCTCGCAGCGGTAACGTGCGCGGTTCAGGATTTGCAGGCGGATGTGCTGCCAGTCGGCCGGGTAGCGCACTTTGTTTTCGGGGCGGATTGGCATCACGCACCCCCTTGAGCCACGCTCAGCGCCACCGCCACCGGCCGGACCCAGATGGGCGCCGCCGACAGCACGAAGGTCTCGCCGGACCAGGCCAGCAGCAGGGTCTGGTACATCGTCGACGCGATCGCCTCGGCCGCGGCCGGGGGCACGGCGTTGCCGATGCGCTCGCGCCAGTCGCTGTCGTTCAGGCCGTCGAGTTCGAGGTATTCCTCGGGCTCGATGATCGACTGCAGCGCGGCCAGCTCCAGCGTGGTGAAAGGCCGGTGCCACGTGCCGTCCAGCGCGCGGATGACGGCGACCATCTTGTCGGTGGCGCCCGGCATGCGGGGGTCGGCGACGGACCAGAAGCCGTTGTCGTGGCACGCGGCCGACGACACCGCGCCGCTGCTGTCCTCCCAGCGCCGCACGCCGTAGTGGCCGCCGGTCTGGTAGGCATCGCCGGGTTGCGGGATGGCGCCGGGGCGAGGGTCGGCCACGGCGAATGCGCCGTTGGCGTTGCCGGCGATCACCGCGCGGGAGAATTCGTCCCAGCGCTCGACCTTGTACTTTCCGTGCAGGGCGGCCGATTCGGCGGCACCGCGTGGATCGGCCACACACTGACCGCTGCCGTGGGCGCCGGTTACAGCCGTGGCGGGGCGGTCGAAGGGCACGATGCGGAACTCGTTGTTGTGCTTCGCCGGCCCCTGGTGTCGAGGGTCCGCCACGCTGAACGTCCCCTGCCCGGGCGACTTCACATTGATGACGGCCCCGGCCGTGTCCTCCATCCGCATCACGCCGTACTGCGCGTATTCCAGCGTGCCGGCGGGCGGGCGCGGGTCGGCGATCGAGAAGGCACCGTTGGTCGGCAGGCTGCGGCCCTGGACCGTCCCCGTGCTGTCTTCCCAGTGCCGGACTCCCAGATAGCCATTGCGGCATTCCGGCACGATCAGGAAGTCCCGCAGCACCCCATCTTCGACGTGCAGGCGGTTCAGGCTGCGCCAGTCGCTGCCGGCTTCGACGAAGGCCAAACGCACCCAGGTCTTCCATTGCAGGCGCGGCACGCGGTGCATGGGGCCGCCGGCCGGGTCGCCGGGCAGCGGCATGCGGTCCAGCAGCGTGCCTACCGCCTGCAGGCGCTTCTTCGGCGGCTCGTACAGGAAGGGCGGCACCTTCTCCATGTGCCGGGCCACACCCAGGAATCGCTTGCGGCTCTGCGCCAGGCCGCCCAGCTCGCCGCAGTCGTGCGTCGTCTCGGCCCAGGCGTAGCCGTAGGCCCGGAACAGCTGCGCGATGCGATCGAGCAGATGCCGGCCCCGCGTGGCGATGCGCGGTACGTTCTCGAACACGATCAGCTCCGGCAGGCAGTCCCTGAACGCTTCCAGCATCATCCACACGCCGCGCTCGGTCAGGCCGTTCAGCGCCTGGTACTTCGCCGTCTTGCTGCGCGTCTCGTTCAGCAGCCCGGAAAAGCCCTTGCACGGCGCGGACAGGAAGACGATGTGCGGAAACTCGCCGCCGGCCGCCTGGCGGATGTCCTCGGGCGTGGCCTCGCGCCAGCCGGCCGGCGGCTCGGCGCCGTGGAATGCGGTGTACTGCGCGCGGCTGAAAAGGTCGAGCGTCGTGGCCTCGACCCCGACGATGCGCTTGAAGTCGCGGTTCGCGGCCGCATCCACGTCGACCGAGCCGATGCACCTCGGCCTGGCCACCAGGTTGCCGACCCGGGCGCTGCCGCGCATGAAGCCCTTCGCGCCGGCGCCGATGGCGCCGAACAGGCAGAAGGTGCGGATCTCGCGGTGTTCGTCGGGGTGGCGGAGGAATGCGTCGCGCTTCATGGCTGCACCTCAGCGATGATGGGGTTTTCGTCGAGATCAACATCGCTGACCCGCACGATGCTGATGCCGTAGCTGCCGTCCATGTCGGGCCAGCCCTCCTGCCCGTTTTTCCTGTTCCCCTCGTCATCCTTCCAGGCAAACTCATGGAGCACGCCATACAGGTTCAACCCCCACGAATCCTCGACGATCAACCGCTGAACGTGGTTGAACAGCATCTCCAAGACGGCATCGAGCACAGAGCCATCATGTTCTTTCAGTCGGTGATCGGCGGCAGACCAGAAATTGTTGATCTCGTGCAGCTTGTCTTCGGTCAGCACGGCGTGGTCGACTTCCACCGTCATGTCGAAGTTGTCGCCGCTCAGGCGGTAGCGTTTCGTGCTCATGCCGGCACCCCCTTCCCCAGCGCCTGCAACGCGGCACCGTTCCACAGCGCCACGGCACGGGCAGAACTGTCGTCAGACGGCCCGATCGCCCCGCAGCTATCGCAGCACACCGCCGCGCCGGATGTGAAATCCCCCAGGTCGTGCAGCACCTGCAGCTGCTCGCCAGCGGCACCGCAGAACGGGCAAGCCCTCGTGATTTCCGTTTTCACAGCAGCACCTCCTTCGCGTTCCTCTCGGCGCGCCGCCGGACGGTTTCGGTGTCGATGTGGGTGGGCAGGCCGAGTGCGGCGCGGCGGCGGGCGACCAGTGCGCGCTGCTCGGCGATGGCGAATGGCGCGCGGGCCTCCAAGAACTGCAAGTCGGCTTCGGCGGCTTGCAGACGCAGGTGGCGCAGCCAGGTGATGAGGGTCTTGATCATTTCGAGTCTCCATCGTCGTCGAGATGGTTGATGCCGGTGCAGCGGGCCGCGATCAGGCCGATGACGGCCCAGATAACGGCGGCGAGCAGGCAGAGCAGGATGTTGTCCATGGCGCTGGCTCAGAATGGCGGGTGACCGTAGAGCAGGTCCATCCACGCATCGAGCGCGGCGCCCAGTTCATCCAGGGCGGCGCAGGCGTTGGTGCGCTGGGGCTCGGCGCCGTCGTAACCCTCGAACAGCACGCCGCTGTCCGACAGCGTGCGTACCGCCATGGCGGCCACGATGAGGCGATCCAGGGCGCGGTCCATTGCCTCGGCTTGCGGGTCGGTTGGCATTGCGGGCCTCACGCTTCATCCACAGCGCCGGCGTCGGCGGTCGCGGCGGGTTCGATGCGGTACAGGTCGGAGTACGACGCGGGCCTGATCACGTTCACTTCTCCACCCTGCATCGCGGGCTTGATGAAGAGGATGTCGCCGCTGAAACTGATGTAATCAGGAACAGCCCCGTCGTAGTGATCGAGCAGCGCGTCGAGCATTTCTTTCTGGGCGCTCTTCATCGCTTCCTGAGCGCCATGAAGGCAAGAATTGAGGTGTTCGACCTCTTCATGAGCGCGTTCAAGAGCACGCCAGCGCCGCAGGAAGTTCTCGGCTTTCATATATGCAACAGAGTGGATGTGCGTGCTGTTGTCATGGCTGACATGACGATCCGCTTCCTTGAAACTCATGATCTGACTCCTTATTGCTGAGCGCTGGCAGAGAACCCCGGCTGGCTGCGCTCGATGCCGGCGCCGAGGGTGGTGGATTGAAGGCGGGCGCGTTTGCGGCGCTGGCGGGCCACGCCGAGCTGCAGCACGGCGAGCAGGGCGGGCGATGCGGTGGCTTGCTCGAAACTGATGCCCTGTACGGGCAGGCCGCTCATGCGCCAGGCCCAGCGCAGTTCGGCGTCGGTGTGGGGGGCGGAGGCGACGGGGTCCATGTCAGCCCTCCACCTTGAATACCCAGCAGCGCACCGTTGTCGGGCGCATGTGTTCCAGGTTCTCGCAGCGGGCGTTGAGCCGGCCGTGGACCGCGGAGTTGGTCGGCACGTTGGAATCGATGTACCTCGGCCGGCGGCTGGTCTTGAGCAGGCGCTTCAAGTCCTGCAGCGGCGGCACCTGCTGCCGGCGGTCTGCCGCCACCTGCATGAAATGGTTGAGGTTGACCGCGATGTAGGCCGGGTCGCGGCTGTGGTTCAGGCGCGATTCGCCTTCCAGCTCGCCGTTCTCGCCCTCGCCGGTGCCGTCCAGGTAGTCGAAAGCCTCCCAGAAGGCCTCCACCAGCGGGTGGTCCTTCTGCAGCGCCTGTTCGCGTTGCAGCGCCAACTGCACTAGCAGGGCCTTGGCCTCGGCCTGCTGGGTGGGCGTGATCGGGCAGGCCATCGCCAGCGCATCGACGAACACCATCAACTGCGCATGGTTCTTCTGGATGCGCTGGTTCTTGCTGCCAGCGGCGGCGATCTCGCGCTCGTATGTGCGCAGGCGCTCTTCCATCAAGGCCAGCACGGCCTGCTCGTGTGTCAGCGCGCGCGGCAAGAAGGGGCTCAGCTCCCGCGCCGTCATCCGGCCGAGTTCCAGCGCCTGGGCGCGGCCGGCCTCGGTCTGCCGGCTCTTGTCGAACCACAGATGCACGATCCGCTCCATGATCGGCATCGAAGCCTGCACCGGGTTGTTCTGGCTGATGAACAGCGCCCCGCGGAACTGCGGGTCGTAGGTGTCGTTGCCGCTGCTCTTCACGCCCGTGGTGCGCAGGCTGCCGCCGTTGTACAGGCTCTTCAGCCCGTCCCAGTGGAAGGCCTGCTTCACCCGGCCGCGGGTGCCGTCCGCTTCGTCCTCGCGGTCGGACTCGATCAGCACAACGGGCAGGTTCGACACCTGGGCCATCGACCGCATCAAGCCCACGGCCGAAGCCTTCATGGGGTCGAAGCCTTCGTATCCGCCGCGCCCCAGCAGCTTCCACAGCGCTTCGATCAGCGTGCTCTTGCCGCTGCCCGGCTCGCCCACGATCTCGACGAAGGGGAATGACTCGAAGCGGTGGCGAATCTGCTCGGCAAACAGGCTGCCGAACCAGGCCGCCAGGGCGGCCACGCCGCGCGGGCCAAAGCAGAAATACAGCTTGTCGAACCAATCGACCTGCGGCGCCTTGGGGTCGGCGTTGATGTCCAGCTTCAGCGACTTGGACAAGCTCTTGATGGCCAGCTTGCCCAGGTCGAAATAGTCCTCCTCGTTGACCTCGACGACGCGATCGCCCTGCACGGCCACATCGCCGAACACGTATGCGCCGTGCTCCAGCGTGTAGCCGATGTAATCGATGGTCTCGACCCGCTTGATGTTGTAGGTCCACCGCGACAGCAGGCGGTCGAGCTGCCCGGCGCTGCCCGTCCAGATTGCGCCGGCGGCCATGTGCAGCAGGCGCTTCTTGAACTCGGCCGCGGCGGATATCTGGCCGGCGGTGAAGGTGTTCTTGATGCTCGCGCCGCCGTGCGGGAACTCGACGCGGAAGTAATACCAGGCCTCATCCGTGATGTCGTTGCGCAGGTAGTACAACGGCGTGGGCAGGCAGTTGCAGATCTCGGTGACGGTGTTGCTCTTCTCCAGAACCTTGGCTTCGCGTTCGTCCCTGTTCAGGCTGTCTTCCGCTTCGGTCAGGTTCTGCTCGGCCTTCACCTGTTTGTCGATGTCGAGCTTCCACCAGTACAGGCGCTTGTCGAAGTCGAACGGGAAGCTGTTCCAGCCGTGCCGGCTGTACATCAGCTTGCCCTTCTCCGCCGCGCTCGCGGCCAGCAGCAGCGCCCCGTAGTAGCGGTATTCGTCCAGGTCGCGTTCGCTCAGGCGGTCGAGCTGGTGCAGCTCGTTCCAGTCGTACTTCTGCCGGCCCTTCGGCGGCTGGGCCGCGGTCGCCTTCCAGCCCTGTTTGATGGCGCGGGCAACGTGCTTCTTCGTGAAGTCCTCGCCGGCCTTGCCGGTGTCGTAGGCAAACACCAGGTCCGGGCGGCCCAGCTCCATCTGCTCGGCCATCGCCGCCAGCGCGGCTTCCGGGTAGTTGTTGCACGACAGCGTCGACACCGCGACCACGCCGTTCAATATCAGCGCGATGGCATCGAAGATGCCCTCGGTGATCCAGATTTCATCGACGCCCGAAAAGCTCATGCCCGGCGCCTGCCACCAGGTGCCCATATAGCTGCCACGGAAGGTCGCCTTGCGCTTGCCGAAGCGCTGCGGCCGGTCGATGAGCCGTTCCCAGTAGCCCACGCCCGGCAGGGCAAAGCGCACCGTGGCGCTGCCCAGTTGCAGTTCCGGGTTCCAGTAGTTTTCCTGGCTGTACCAGCCGGCGATCTTGTCCAGGTCGAAGCCCCGGTGGTCGCGCAGGTATGCGTCGGCCGCGGCGTTGGGGTTGTCGGGTGTCGTGGGGTGGCGGTCCGACCAGGACTCGAACAGGTCGCTGTAGCGGTCCTTCACGTGTTCCACGTGCCCGCACTTCTCCAGCCGTCCGCAGCGCAGCACCCAAGGCGCATCGGCATTGGCGTACAGCTCTTTCTTGCCGCAGCTCGGGCACACGCCTTGACGTAACCACAGGCCTTGCCGCTTGAAGGCAAAGTCCCGGTCGAGTCGTGTGGTGATGTCGGCGTGCAAGCGTGGGTTCATGGGGCGTCGGGCAAAGGAATTCCCTCGCGCCTGAAACCAGGCACGAAGGCGGGAATGCGTGGGTTGTGGGGAGGCTGGCTAGAAGCCGGGCATCAGCCAGAGCTGAGGAAGAGGTCCTGCTGTGGCTTGCCGTCCTGCGTGTCGGCGAAAAACTGCTCGATGGCCTCGCGGTATTCGATGCGGGGCAGCGACACCCTGGCGTTGGGCATCAGGCTGGGGTTCACCTCCGCGTCCCACGCCACGTGGGCGCGGCCCTTGAAGCCGCAGCACGTGCACAGCGCCCAGGCGTCGCGGTAGATCTCCGTCACCAGCTTGCTGGTGCGGATGTGCGCACGGGAACCGCAGTGCGGGCATGTCAATGCGACCCCCAGCGGCAGCTGGCGCGTGGTGGTGTTTGCAGGCACTGGCGTGCTCATCGCCGCACCTGCCCGCATTCGCCCATCCCCTGCCGCGCGCATTCACAGTGCATGCCCACCTCGCCCAGCGTGGCAACGGCATCCAGATAGCGGCGCGTTACCAGCACGAAGCCGACCGCGCCCACCAGGGCATCGAGCTTGTCGATGACGATGCCCTGGCCGCCGGACAGAAAGCGGCTGACTTGCGAATCGTCCCAGCCCACGGTCTGCTGCACGTCGTGCCGCGCCGGGCCGCTGAGTGCGGCGCGCAGGGCCTGTTCGATGCGGGGGAGGGGTTTGCTCATGACGCGGCCCTCAAGCGTGATCAACCGAAGTTGAGTGCTGTTGTGCGGTGGGATCGGCAGCATGGGGAACATCGACAACAAGAGGCGTGGCAGACATGCGATCACTCGCCGGCAAACAGATCGGGGTGGGCGTCCGCCGCGGCGGGCGTGGATGCGGCCAGGTCGATGCCCAGCTCGGCCAGCGCCAGCTTGCGCAGATCGGCATCCCTGATCTTGGCGACATTGGCAATGGCATTGGCCCGGCGCAGCGCCAGCAGGGCATCGGCATGGCGCGGGTTGTGGGCGCTGCCGAAGGTCTCGTAGTCGTGCAGGGCGTCGGCCCATTCGGTGAGCTTGGCCTGCAGGAAGGCGGCGCCGGATTCGTTGCCGGCGGCGCGAATCTTGGCCGGGTTGAGGCTCATCAGGTAGGCGGCAACGCGGTCGAGGCGGACGCAGACCATTTGCCGTTTCTGGTCACCTGCGTAGTACATATGTACTACGCAGACCCCCAGAAACTCAGCCGTCCAGTCTTCTTGAAGGCGCTTGTGCTGGCGCACCCATTCAAGGCCGAAAAGCTCGGCGATCGGCTTCAGCGGCACCACTTCGGTGCCCTGTTCGTTCTTCACCACCGGCAGCGTCAGGCCGGCGTATTCGATGGAGATGGCGATGTGCTTCATGGCTCACGCCTCCTTTGCGGTTGCAGGTTGGATGAACTGCTCGACCAGTTCGGGGTAGGCCGCCCGCGCCCCGAGGATCAGCAGATGCCGGGCGGCGGCGCTGGCGGTGCGGTTTTCGATGCGGGCGATCTCGCCCAGCAGGTCGCGTTCGTCGGCCATGAAGGCGATGTTGACGCGGCGCTGCTGATCTACGCCGTTGGGGGAACGGCTGCGCGGAGCGCCAGAGCGGAAGGCAATGGAGGCGGGAGTCATGTTGTACGATGAGAAACAGATAGATGATGAGCGAACAATAGAAATATTTCTTTCTGTTGTCAACGATAAATGAACGAAAGATTTCTGATTGGCACGCGGCTGCGCGAGGAAAGGGAGCGTCTTGGGCTTACTCAGGATGCGCTTGGGGTGACCCCGCAAAGCCAGAGGAAGTATGAGAAGGGCGAGAGCACACCGGGAGCGGACTACTTGGCGATGTTTGCGGCGCTGGGTGCGGACGTTCTGTATATCCTCACCGGACAGCGCACGGTGGGTGAGTTGGCGCCCGACGAAGCGGCGCTGCTGGACAACTATCGACATACCCAGTCTGACGGGAAATTAGCACTGCAGACTACAAGTGCCGCTCTTGCGCGCCGCCTTCCGCATCGCGACGGTGAAGAGCAGAAGGCGAAGTGATCTTGGACGATTGGAACGCCCCCGTTCCTGATGAAGAGATCGATCTTGATTGCCACGAAAGCGAACCGGGGGCTCGGTTACGGCAGGAGCGGATCAAGCGCGGCTACACAGAGATGGACCTGGCCCGACTGCTCAGCGTTGGGCGGCTTCGTGTCCGGGCGATGGAAACAGGTAAGGGCGCTCAGTTGAACGCGAAGCAACTGTGGAAGATCGCTTCAATTGGGGCGGACGTGACATACATTCTGACAGGGCAGCGGCCTGTCCTCCTCGCGCCAGATGAATCCGCCCTTCTCGATAACTACCGGCACGCCACGCCCTCCGGACAGACCAGTTTACGGGAGGTTGGCACTGCGTTTGCGCAACAAGCCGAGGCCTTGAAGAAAACCGGGAGTGAAACTGGGGAATGACAGCCTCCACCGTGGATTTATGACGGCGATGTGAGATGAGTCACACCCCCTTCTGAGTGCTTGCCATAGTGTTACGTTACGGAACACAAGAAAAGAAGCGGGGGATAACGTGGCACTGAAACCGTGTAAGGAATGCAAGAAGGAAGTTTCAACCAGCGCGAAGACATGTCCGCATTGCGGGGTGAGCAACCCGGCGCATTCGGCCGGCTCGATGTTGGGAGGGCTGGCGCTGCTGGTTGCCATCATTGGCGGTTGTGCAGCTCTTTTGGGAGGGGAGAGCGCGGATAAGCCGTCACCGCCACCTGAGCAAAAGATTTCCGATGAAGAGTGCAAAAAAACATTGCAGTGCTGGGGGGATCGCCACCTAGTCGGTGCATCTATTCGCTGCGCGTCTCATATCGAGAAACTTGGTAAGTTCGATCATAAATGGACGGACGGTGTACTGGAGCCGAAGATGAGCCGTTTCCGTTGGCTTGATCAAGGGGCAGGCGCGCTTACCTACATTGGCGACAAAATACAATTTCAGAATGGTTTTGGGGCTTGGCAGAACCATATCTATGAGTGCGACTACGATGCCGGCACAGGGAAACCTATAGAGGTGCGGGCACAGCCGGGGCGTTTGTGATGCGCCTTTTTATGCTGCTGTGCGTGTTGATCGCACTGCCTCTCTCAGCATCCGCCAACGGCCGCAAGCCCTGCGACCGTGGCGCGGGCGGCGTCTCTCACTGCGCGGGCGATAAATTCATCTGCAACGATGGACGGGTGAGCGGTTCGAAAAAGATTTGCAATCCCGCGATATATGGGAGTGCGGGCGGCGGTAAATCGACAAGAAAATCGAAGTGAAGGGAGAGGGGTTTGGCAAAGAGCAAAAATTATCGAATTGGCTTCTATCTGGCTAACTTCGGATCTGATGGAAGCCGCCTGTCTATATGTGACAAGCTACTTTCACTCATGAGTGAACACTGCATGACACAGGCCATTACCATTGGCGAACGACATGTTCAGGTTCGGGGCCTTGCATCCATCGACGGAGGGAACGCTGTAAAGGGTTATGTGGCCCGCTTTCGTGATGACGATTTTCTTTCTGGCTCACCAGCAAACCCGATAGAAACCGTCGTTGATCTTGGTGAAAATGCCTTGATCGAGAAGAATCATTTCATTCTGTACAAGGATAGGGATGATGTCGAGATCATTGCATACCAAGCGGCGCTCGAAGGCACTCATATATCAGCGATGGCGAATTATCTAACCCTGCTTTTTGGTGCCGATGATGTTGTGCATTTTGATGAAATCCTGAACGTGGATGCGTATCAGGCTCTAATGTCCGGAGGGGTGATAAAAGCGGTAGATTTCCGAATTGCGAAGCCGCGAAGCCGGCGGATGGCCCCAGACCCTGAAGACACCTGGACACAGAAGGGATTCGAGTATATGAATTCATCAGGGGCTACGTCGTTTGAGGCAAAGATACTTACACGTGCTCATGGCCGTGGCTTGTTGTCGGATGTGAGGCAACACATCAAGCGGCTCTTGTCGTCGCCCCTGACCAAGAAGCTTAAAGTTAAGATGTCCGACATGGAGGAAGCTATCGACCTGATGGCCGAGCGTGTGACCCAGCGGATTACAGTGCTCCCCGTTGATGGCCGGATTACCTCTGATGCAGTGCATGATGGAATCAAGGTGGCCAAGCATAAGGCACAACCGATGCTGGACGCCTACTTCGGGGCGAAGAATGAGGTACTGGACTAGGTTGAGCTTGTTGCTGTCGGTGGCTATCACGTTATGGGTTGCCTCTGGTCAGCTATTGACGTTTCTACCAGAGTCGGAGGTCCGATCTGCTGTAGGAATTGGCGCTCAAATTTCGGCAACGATGCTAGGTTTTCTGATTGCCGCGATGTCGATACTGGCGTCTATTTCGGGGCACCGTCTGTTGCGCAACATGCAACGCACTGGCCATTATCGCGTTCTTCTTCGGCGTTTGTTCTGGAATGCATCGGCCTATGGTGTATCCATGGCATTGGCTGTTGGCGGGGTTGTACTGAAAGGAGCATGGTTCGATTGGGTTGCGCTCCTGACGCTCTCTTGCTTTATTTTTTCGACGCTATTGCTTGTTGATATTGCATGGCGTTTCTGGTTGGTGCTTTCCAATATATCTCCAGAATGAAAAAGCCCGGCGAGAAACCGGGCTTTTTCCTTAATGCGCCACCAGCGTGAGTTCGCGCCCCAATGCTCGTAGTGCTCGATCGATGGTATCGATCTTGGTGGCGTGTGAAAGGTTGGTGATGCGCTGAATTTCCTGCGGCCGGGTACCCAGCCGTCGAGCCAGTTCGGCATTGCTCACGCCCTGGGCGATCTGCTCGTTGAGCAGCAGCACCTTTGCTGCGGCACTGGCTGGCAAGTGTACCGGGCGATCGCCAGCCTTCGCTACAGACGGCGCGGGAACCTGACGGCGTTCTTCAAGATAGAACTCGATCGAGGACAGAAGCGCATCTTCGGCCATCTCCATGGCTTCGGCTTCGGTATCGCCCTGGGTGATGGCTTCAGGGATGTCGCGGAAGGTGACGACGAAGCCACCTTCCGGGGCTTCTTCAAACTGGGCAGGGTAGAACATGGCGGCTCCTACTTATTTCTGCTCGTGCTGAGACTAAAAGTAATGCTTCAGGTAGATGCGGCATTGTCCAGCCCCTTGCGGGGCGGACCTTTATTTGAGACCAAGCTGCTTTTTTACGCCTTCGACCAATCCGGTTTTCAGTTCGGCCGAAGGGTGGCGTGGTAGGTGTGTCAGCTTGCCGTTCAGGAATACCTTCAGGTGCTTGCTGCCGTCCTTGAAGGTTGCCCCTTGAGCAGCGAGCCACCGGACGAACTCGCTTTGCTTCACCGCATCTCCTGTGTCGTTCCGATGGATGTAATATAAACAAAAATGCTTACTTGGGCAAGCCAAAAGTAAGCATTTTTGTTCATCGGATCGGCTCCGGACTTGGCGCCCCATCCAGCCCCGGAATCTCGAACGGCGCAAAGCGCACGACCTCTTCGCCCATCCAGTCGTTGATTTCCTTGAACCGCGCCTGCAGCGGCCCGATCTCGTTGTAGGCCATCACGGCGGCGGCTTTGCCCACGTCGCCGAAGCCGCTGGTGTTGTTGGGCATGATGCCGAGCAACTGGGGCGGCACGCGGTGGGCGGCGAGCTGGTCATCGCGGGTGACGTTCTTGATGTTCCAGAATTCATCTTTCGCGGCGACCTCGGCCACCGGGATGATCTGGATGCCGTCCTTCTTGCCGTTGGGGGCGTACATGAACAGGTTGCGGAAGTTACCCGGCCCCTTGGCGTTCTTCATGGCCTCGCGCAGGTTGTCGACGTCGGTCTGGTTCTGCGCGGCGTCCGTCATGTAGAAGATGAAGCCGGCGTGGCTGCCGTTCTTGTAGTAGCGCCGGCGGAACAGGGTGGCGGATTCGTTGAGCCAGGTGGAGTTGAGCGCGGCCAGGTATTCCGGCAGGCCGTAGATTTCTTGGTTGATGTCGGGTTCGCGCAGGTGCAGCACGCTGCCGGGGGCGAATTCGTGTTCGTCCTTCCAGCCGCGCACCCACCAGTAGCGGCCGGGCTGGATGCCCCGGCGCATGTATTTGGCCAGCGCGTGGCGCAGGGCCAGCGCCTTGCCGGTGCGGCTGCCGATGCGTTCTAGGTAGGCATTGCCGAAGATCTGGAAGTCCAGCACCAGGGCGGCAAAGTCCTGCCGGCTCAGCAGCGGGTGCGGGCGGTAGGTGGCCACCAGGATGTTGCGCTTCAGGTAGATGGGGCTGCTGTGATGGACGGCGGCGCGGAAGCTCTTGGCCAGGCCGTCCCAGCTCAGGGGCGGCTCGTAGTATTTGCCGTTGACCTCCCAGCATTCGATGTAGTCCAGCAGCTCGCGGCGGTCGAGCACCGCGACGGGGTCGCCGAAGGTGAAGGCCTCGGCGCGTGCGGGTGGGCTGGCCAGACTCGGCGCGGTGGCGGCCTGGGCGGCGTATGTGTTGCTGCGGGGGCCGTGGCGGCGGTGGCGGTGCTTGGCCATGATCAGAAAATCTCCATGCTGCTTTGGTTGGTTTCGGTGGCGCCTTCGAGGGGTTCGTGAATCAGCCCGTGCATGACGGCCCATGCGATGTCGGCATGGGACACGTCTTCGGAGCGGCTGGCCTGGTAGGTGACGTGGCGGCCGCTGGGGGTGATGGTCTTCTTGATGGCCATGAAGCTTGCGGCGATGTCGGTGTGGCCGCTGTCCCACTCCAGCCGGCCCTTGCTCATGACGTCCAGCGCCTTGAGCACCATGCGGGTCTTGAGTTCGGTGGAGTAGCTGTACCCCACCGCGTCCGGCCGGAACTGCTTGACGAGCTGGTACACGCCCACGCCCAGGCCGCTGGCATCGATGCCGATGAACGTCACGTTGTAACGCTCGCAGGTCTTGCGGATGAACTCGGCCTGGTCGGCAAAGTCGGCGCCGTGGAACTGGATGCGCTCCAGCACGCGGAACTTGCCGCCCGGCACGGCCGGCGGCGCCAGCACCACCAGCGCGGCGGCGTCGCCGGTGTCGCTGGGGTCGTAGCCCAGCCACACCGGGCGGTCGCCGAAGGGGCGGGTGGCAAATGGCTTCCAGTCGTCCCACACCTCCCAGCTATCGACCATGCAGCGCATGAGCAGCGACAGGTTGAACACGCTGTTGCCGTCGTCGATGAACTGGCACATGAAGAGCTGGGCGAACTCTTCGGGGTTGTTCTCGCGCTTGAGCTGGTCGAGGTCGAACAGGTCGCAGCCGCCGGCGAGCGCGTCTTCGATGGTGACGATCTGCCGCCAGATGCCGTCCTCGCAGCGCCGGCCGGCGCGCAGCGCGGCGTGCGACACGTCGATGTGGACGTGCTCGGCCTTGGGCCTGCCCTTGTTGTATGCGGCGCCGGTCCAGATCGGGTAGGCCTCGTGCGACTGTGCGGACGGCGTGCTGAAGTAGGTGGTGCGGTAGCGCTTTTGCGCGGCCATGCCGCTGGCCACCTTGCGCAATTCCTTGTAGCGCGGAATCCAGAAGATTTCGTCGATGTACAGGTTGCCGTGGTAGCTCTGCGCGGTGCGGCTGTTGGTGCCCAGGAAGATCAGCTCGGCGCCGTTGAACAGGATGATCTTCTCGCCCTTCAGCTCGACGCCGACCTCCTGCGCGAACTTGACGATGTAGCTGCGGAACTGCATCGCCTGGGCCTTGCTTGCCGACAGGAAAATCTGATTGCGCCCTGTGTCGAGCGCGTCCATCAAGGCTTCGCGGGCGAAGTAGTACGTGGCGCCGATCTGCCGGGACTTGAGGATGCTGCGGATGCGCTCGGTCAGGCTGGCCTGGTGCCACACCTCTTGATAGCCGAACATGCCGTCGTGGAAGCGCTTGCGCAGTTCCTCGATCTGCTCGGGGCTGAAGAAGTTGCGCGTGGGCTTCTTCTTTGTCCCCTTGTTGCGGTTTTCCACGTTGGGGTTCAGGTCGCCTTCGTGGCCGCCGGGGGCCTCGTAGCGGCGGATGCGCGCCAGGCGTTCGAACTGGCGGGCGAGCAGGTCCAGTTCCTTGAAGTCGCCGCCGGTCTTCTTCTCCTTCAGCACGAGCTGGACGATGCGCTGTTCCAGCACCGATTCCACGCGCTCGCGCGGCATGGCCTTGTCCCAGCCGTCGCGGCCCTTCCAGGTGCTGACGGTGGCACGCGGCAGGTCCAGTTCCTGGGCGATCTGCGTGACGCTCCAGCCCTGCCAGTACAGCGCACGCGCCCGGCGGCGCGGGTCCATGACTATGGGCAGGGTGTCGAGCAGGGGGGCGTGGGCGGCTTGCGGATCGTCCATGGCCGCCATCCTGCCGCCTCGCGCGCGCGCGGAAATCCGCCGGGTGTTGTAAGCCGGAACCGCACAGCCACGCGGCATTGAGCGCCGCGCGAGGGGTGGCGATGATGGGTGCGTCGATACTGCTCACGCACCGGAGCCCACCCACATGAAGAAGAAATTCCGCATCGCCACCGAAGGCGCCACCACGGACGGCCGCAACATTTCTGCGGCATGGATCGTGCAGATGGCGAAGAACTACGACCCGAAGGTCTACGGGGCGCGTGTCAATCTGGAGCACTTCCGGGGCGTGCTGCCCGATGGCCCGTTCAAGGCCTACGGCGATGTTGTCGCCTTGTCGTTCGAGAAGATCAGCGACGGTTCGGCGCTGGACGGCAAGCTGGCGCTGTATGCGGAGATCGACCCCACGCCGGAGCTGATCGAACTGTCGAAGAAGCGCCAGAAGGTGTATTCGTCGATGGAAGTGAACCCCGAGTTCGGCGACACCAAGGAAGCCTACCTGGAAGGCCTGGCGATCACCGACAGCCCGGCGAGCCTGGGCACGGAAATGCTGAAGTTCGCCGCCGGCGCAACGGTCAACCCGCTGGCCGCGCGCAAGCGCAGCGCCGGCAATCTGTTCTCCGAAGCGGTTGAAATGGATCTGTCCGGGCTGGGCGATGACCCCGCCCCCGTGCCCGACGACGAAACCAAGGGCATGTTCGCCAAGGTGCGGGAGCTGCTGGGCGGCCTGGGCAACAAGTTCGCCGCCAGCGATGCGCGCCTGCAGGACGCCCACAAGGCCATCGAGCTGCTGGCGGACAACCAGAAGGCCCTGGCCGACCAGGTTGCAAAGGTGGCCGCGCTGGGCACCGACTACGCCAACCTGAAGAGCGCCCACGACAAGCTGCAGGGCGAGTTCGCCGACCTGGTGACGAAGCTCGACCAGCAACCCGAGCAGCAGTACCGCCAGCGCCCGCCCGCCACCGGCGGCAATGGCGCCGTGCTCACCGACTGCTGAGCCCCGGCACAGACCGCCCCATTACACGATCCACACCGGAGCCACATCCATGCGCAACGATACCCGCCGCCTGTTCAACGCCTACGTGGAACAGCTCGCCAAGCTCAACGGCGTCGATTCCGCCACCGCTCAGTTCACGGTCGAGCCCAGCGTGCAGCAGAAGCTGGAAACCAAGATCCAGGAATCCAGCGAATTCCTTGGCCGCATCAACATCGTCGGTGTGCCCGAGCAGGCCGGCGACAAGCTGGGGCTGGGCATTTCGGCCCCCGTCGCCAGTACCACCAACACGACCCTCGCCGACCGCGCCACCCGCGACCTGACCACGCTGGACGAACAGGGCTACTTCTGCACCCAGACGAACTTCGACACGCATCTGACGTACGCGAAGATCGACATGTGGGCCAAGTTCCCGGACTTCCAGACGCGCATCCGTGATGTGATCCTGCGGCGCCAGGCGCTGGACCGCATCATGATCGGCTTCAACGGCACCAGCCGCGCGGCCACCAGCAACCCGACCACCAACCCGCTGCTGCAGGACGTGAACATCGGCTGGCTGCAGAAGTACCGCACGCATGCCGCAGCCCGAGTGATGGCCGAGGTGGTGGCGGCGTCGGGCAAGGTCACCGTGGGCGCCGGCGCCGGCAAGGATTACAAGAACCTGGACGCGCTGGTGTTCGATGCGGTGAGCAACCTGATCGACCCGTGGTACCGCGAAGACACCGCGCTGGTCGCCGTGATGGGCCGGCGCCTGCTGGACGACAAGTATTTCCCGATCATCAACACCACCCAGCCGCCTTCCGAGACGCTGGCCGCGGACGTGATCATCAGCCAGAAGCGCGTGGGCGGCCTGCCGGCGGTGCGCGTGCCCTTCGTGCCGGACGGCGCGATCCTGATCACCCGCCTGGACAACCTGTCGATCTACTGGCAGGAGGGCACCCGGCGCCGCAAGATCGACGACAACGCCAAGCGCGACCGCATCGAGAACTACGAGTCGAGCAACGAAGCGTATGTGGTCGAGGACTACGGCTGCGGCTGCCTGGTCGAAAACATCGAAGTGGCCGCGTAAGGGGCTCGCCATGAACAGCCCCGCCCGCCGCCATTACCTGCGCACCGCCGCCGCCCTGGCGGCGGCCGCAGGGGCCGCGCAGGAAGACCTGCCGCCGGCCACCGCCAATGCCTACGAACTGATGCTGCGCCAGCTGGCCGAGCACCGCCGCACGCTGAAGAGCATCCAGAGCATCGAACGCAAGGTGGAGGCCAAGCGCGGCTTTCTGCCGGTGTATGCGCCGTGGGTCGACGGCGTGCTGCAGGCCGACCGCGGCGGCCAGGACGATGTGCTGGTTACCGTGCTGGTGTGGCGCATCGACACCGGCGACCTCGCCGGCGCGCTGACCCTGGCCGAATACGCCGTGCGCCACGGCCTGACGCCGCCCGACCACTACCAGCGCGGCCTGCCGTGCATCGTCGCCGAAGAGTTCGCCGAAGTGGCCCTGCGCCAGCTCGCCGCCGGCGAGCTGGCGGACGTGGCGGCGCTGGAGGGCGCGGCGGACCTGACCGCCGGGCATGACATGCCGGACGAGGTCCGCGCCAAGCTGTACAAGGCGCTGGGCTACGCGCTGCGCGAAGCGGCCCCGCAGCAGGCGCTGGACTACCTGCACGCGGCGCTGAAGGCGCACGACAAAGTGGGCGTGAAGAAAGACATCGAGCGCCTGGAACGCGAAATCCGCAAGGCGGCCGAGCCGCCGGCCACCGAACAACCGAACACTGCCCCGGCCACCGGCCAGGGCTGAACCGAGCGCCCACCCGCGCCGGGCGGCGGGGGCGGAACGCCCAGGGTCCCACTCCTTCCCTGGCCGTTTCCGCCCCCCCACCGCCCACCCATCCGGAGCCGTGCATGCCCTTCATTGCCGTCCCGCCTGCGCCGAACCCCGAGGCCGCAATCGACTGCGGCGTGTTCTGGCCAGCAATCGAGCCCGCCGCCGCGCGGGCCGCCATGCGCCTGGACGGCACGGTGACGCCCGACCGCCTGCGCGAGGCGTTGATTGCCGGGGCGCTGGAAGCCATGCGCGAGCTGCAGGACTGGGAGATTGCCCAGCTCGCCGCCGGTCACGCCACGCTGGCCGAGGTGCCGGCCGTGCAGGTGGCGGGCGAATCGGCCCATGCGCACAACTGGCGCCGCGCGGTGTACAGCCTGGCGGCCGCCAGCATTACCGAGCGCCGCCGCGACTTCGACAGCACGAACGAAGGCCACCTGCAGGCCGACAAGCTCACCCCCACCGTCGACGACCACCGCCGCGATGCGCGCTGGGCGATCACAGACATCCAGGGCCGGCCGCGCACTACCGTGGAGCTGATCTGATGCAGGTGCGTGCGATGCAGGGCGATACCGTCGACCTGCTGTGCTGGCGCCACTACGGCCGCACCGCCGGCGTGACGGAACAGGTGCTGGCGGCAAACCCCGGCCTGGCAGCGCATGGCCCGGTGCTGCCGCTGGGCACGCTGGTGGAGCTGCCCGACCAACCGACCCCGCCGGTGGCACGCCGGCTGAAGCTTTGGGACTGATGCAATGGCAAGCCTCTTGAAACTCGACGACAAGGGCGTGGCCGTGCGCCGCCTGCAGACGCTGCTGAACGCGGCCGGCGCACGCCCGGCGCTGGTGGTGGACGGCTGGTTCGGCCCCAGCACCTTGCGCGCCGTGCTCGATGCGCAGGCGCGCGCGGGCCTGGTGGTGGATGGCATTGCCGGGCCGAAGACGATCGAAACCCTGGAGCGCGGCGGCCAGCGCCCGGCATGGCTGCTGCGCGAAGACCAGTTGAAGGCCGCCGCCGATGAGCTGGGCGTGCCGCTGGCCGCGGTGAAGGCGGTCAATGAGGTGGAGTCGCGCGGTAGCGGCTTCCTGCCTGAGATGCGGCCGGTGATCTTGTTCGAGCGGCACATCATGTACCGCCAGCTCGCCGCCGCCGGGCTGGATGCGGATGCCATCGCGGCGCGACAGCCGAGCATCGTCAACCGGGCGCCGGGCGGATACCTGGGTGGGTATGCGGAGCACCGCAGGCTGGGGCAGGCCCAGGCGATCCACGCTGCCTGCGCGATCGAATCGGCAAGCTGGGGGCTGTTCCAGATCATGGGTTTCCACTGGAAGGCCCTGGGCTACGAAAGCGCGGCGCACTTCGCCGCGCAGATGGACACCAGCGAGGGCAGGCAGTTGGAGGCCTTCGTGCGCTTCATCCTGGCCGACCCGGCGCTGCACAAGGCGCTGAAGACCCGCAAGTGGGCGACGTTCGCACAGATCTACAACGGCCCCGCCTACCGGAAGAATTTGTACGACGTGCGGCTTGCACGCGCATTCGAGCGGTATGCGGGCGCGGAGACCGCGGCGGCATGACGATCATCCACGACAATCGGCGCTGCGCGATCAGCGTCGAGGAACATACCGGCTCCATCAGATTCCTGCGCGACGTCGATCCGGCCGCGACGCTGCCGCCTTTCGTCGGCAAGTGCACCTACACCCGGCTGTCCGAAAGCGAGGTGATCATCACCGGCCTGGCCGGCAACGGCATCACCCGCGCGCATTTGCGGCTTATCGTGCGGTGGGCGCATGGCGCGGGCTACCACTGGCTGTACGCGCGGCGCCTGCCGGGGCACACGCTGCCGATGGCCACCCTGCGGCGCGTGCGGCCGCTGCAGGGCTGGTACGAGGTCGACATCGACCGTGTCATCAAGCTGCTGCCCAGGCCAGACTGATGTTCCGCACCGCCCCCGTATTGCGCGCGTGCGCCGAGGCCGGGCGCTGGCGGCTCGAACTGCCGGTGGTGTGGGAGACGCCCGCAGAAATCATCGTGATTCCGCCGGGGTTCCTGACCGACCTGGCCAGCATCCCGCGCATCTTCCACAGCCTGATTCCGGTGAACGGGCGGCACCGGTCGGCGGCGATCCTGCACGACTATCTGTTCGTGGTGCAGGACCGCCCGCGTGATGGCGTCGATGCCTTGTTCCTGCGGGCAATGGAGGCGTCCGGCGTGCGCTGGACGCAGCGCACCGCCATGTATCTGGCGGTGAGGCTGGCGGGATGGTTGCCATGGCAACGCAACGCCGACGCGCTGGCTGCCGATGCCCGTGCATTTCTCGCGCGCCATGGGCTGGAGCGCCGCTGATGGGCTGGCAGCGCACAGCGGTGGATCGGCTCGAGAACGGCCCGGCGCGCATCGACAAGAGCCACATCGCCCGGTCGGTGGGCGAGCCCGCGCCGATCTACCACGCCCACGTCGGCTACGCATTCGTCGGCGCGTTCCCGTGCCCGGATAGTGCAAAAGCGGCGTGCGAGGCGCACCCGCACTTCAGGAGCCTGCCGTGCTGAAACCTGCAAGCCTGCGCGCCGCGATCGAGGCGGCATTCCCGGACCTGCAGACGAACCCGGACCGCCTGCTGGTGTTCGTGAACCAGGGCTCGATACGCTGCACCGCGGCGGCATCGCTGAGCTTCGAATACGGCTACACGCTGGAAGTCATCGTGACGAACTTTGCCGCCCATGCCGATGCGATCATGGTGCCGGTGCTGGCGTGGGTAGCCCAGCACCAGCACGAGCTGCTGGCGAACCCCGACCGGCGCGACGGCATCACCTTCGAAGCGGACCTGCTGGACCACAGCAGCATGGACCTGGTGATCCGCCTGCAGCTCACCGAACGGGTGGTGGTGAGCACGGCCGAGGACGGCACGCACACCGCCCGGCACGTGCCGGAACCGCCGCTGGACCTGAACCCGTATGCGGACACCTGGTCGCTGACCATCCGCCATCCGGACGGTACGCACGAAGATGTCCTCTGAGCTGGACTTTTCCCCCGAGCTGCAGAGCCTGCTGGTGGCGCTGTCGCCGGCGGAGCGCCGCAAGCTGGCGCGCGAGATCGCCACCGAGCTGCGTGCCCGCGAGCAGCGCCGCATTGCTGCCCAGCGCAACCCGGACGGCACGCCGTTTGCCCCGCGCAAGCCGCGCGCGCGGGACAAGAAGGGGCGTGTGCGCCGGCAGATGTTCGCGCGCCTGCGCACGACCCGATACATGCGCATCGAGGCCACGGCGGATGCGGCGGTGGTGCAGATTGCCGGCCGCGCTGCGCGCATCGCCCGCGTTCACCAGGAGGGCGGCACCGACCGCGTGGCGCCGGGTGGGCCGGAGTATCGCTACCCGGTGCGCCGGGTGCTGGGCTTTGCCGCCGGGTATGTCGACATGGTGGCCGAGCGCATCATCAACCACCTGGCCGCCGGCCGGTAGCTGTCGCCGCCACCGCCACAACTGCCGGGCCGCCGCGGGGTCGCGCGCGCGCGGCATCATCAGGGCATGAACAGCCCTGCAGACCTCGCCCGCCGCATCGACAACCTGATCCGCCCCGGCTCCATTGCCGCGGTGGATCACGCGCGTGCGCTGTGCCGTGTGCAGTGCGGCGCGCTGCTGACCGACTGGCTGCCGTGGTGCGAGCGCCGGGCAGGCACCACGCGCACGTGGAACCCGCCGGCGCCAGGTGAGCAGGTGTTGTTGCTGTGCCCGAGCGGCGACATGGGCGCGGGTTTCGTGCTGACCGGCATCTACACCGCCGCGCATGATCAGCCGAGCAGCAGCGCCACGGAACATGTTGTCGATTTTCCCGATGGCGCCCGCATTGCCTACGACCACACCAGCGGCACGCTGACGCTCAGCGGGCTGCGCGCGATCAGGATCGACGGCGGCGAGGTGATCCACGTCGGCGGGGATCTGCAGAGCAACGGTGTGATCCTGCACACCCACCGGCATACCGGCGTGCAGTCGGGGGGCAGCATCACCGGGGAGCCGCAGCGATGAGCTACGCCGGCATGCACGTGTCCACCGGCCGGCGCTGCGCGGAGCTTGACCATCTGCGCCAGTCCATCCGCGACATCCTGACCACGCCCATCGGCTCGCGCGTGATGCGCCGCGACTACGGCAGCTACCTGCCCGAGCTGATCGACCAGCCTTTCAACGACGCCACGCGCCAACGCCTGATGGGTGCCAGCGTGATGGCGCTGCACCGCTGGGAGCCGCGCCTGCGCATCGAGCGCATCGCCGTGGGTCTGGGCGCGGCCGCCGGCGAGGTGATGGTGAGCATCGAGGGGGCGCGCAGCGACGGCCCGCGCCCGGCCCGGCTCGACCCGCTGGTTGTGCAGATCAGGGGCATGAGATGAGCACCATCGACCAGGGCGCCCTGCCGGCGCCGGACATCATCGAGGCGCTGGATTTCGAGACGCTGTACGCGCGGCGCCGCAGCAGGCTGATCAGCCTGTACCCCGAGGGCGAGCGCGCGGAGATCACCGCCACGCTGGCGCTGGAGTCGGAGCCCATCGTCAAGCTTCTGCAGGAATCGGCATACGAAGAACTGCTGCTGCGCCAGCGCATCAACGAAGCCGCCCGGGCGAACCTGATCCAGTTCGCGACCGGCAGTGACCTCGATCAACTGGCGGCGTTCTACGAGCTGGTCCGCCTGCCTGGCGAAGGGGACGATCGATTCCGCCTGCGCCTGCAGCTCGCCATTGCCGCACTGGCTGGTAATGGCACGGCCGAGCATTACCGGGGCAGGGCGCTGGGCGCCTCGCTCGACGTCGTCGATGCGGTCGTGCTGCAGCCGTACCCCGGCGCCGTGCAGGTGGCGGTGTGGGTGGCGGGCGGCGCCGACGATGCGGCCGTGCGCGCCCTGGTGCTGGCTGCCCTGACCGACCCCGCGCGCAAGATCCTGGGCGTGGCTGTATCGGTAGCGGTGGCCCGCCCGCGCGTCGTCGATGTGAGCGCGCGCATTCGCCGCACGCCGGCCGCGCCGGTGGATCTGGCCGCGCGGCTGACGGTGGAGTTCACCGGGGTATTCGCCGCCGCGGCCGCGCTGGGGGCGGAGCTGCCGCGCAGTTGGCTGGTGGCAAAGCTGCACGTCGAAGGCGTGGCCGCGGTGGAGCTGATCCAGCCCGCGGCGGACATCTTGCTGGCCGACGATGAGTATCCCGTGGCTGGCGTGATCCAGATCACGGATGCGGGGCTGTGATGGGCACGAGCCTGCTGCCGCCGAATGCGACGGAATTCGAGCGCAAGGCCGAGACCGCACTGCGCTTCGACGCGCTGGACGATGCGATCGACGCGGTGGGTGGCTTCAAGGGCGAGGTGCCCGAGCAGTTCGCCGCGTGGCTGGCTGCGGAATGGTTTCTGGCGGATTTCAGCCGCCACTTTCCCACCGCGGCGGCGCTAATCGCCGCCGGCCTGCCGTGGCTGCGCCAGCGCGGTACCACTGCCGCGGTGCAGCGTGCGCTGGGCTGGATCGATCTGGATGCCGTGCTCGAGGAAGACGGTGCCCGCCTGCACCTCGACCCCGGCACGCCGGCCGCGCCCGAGCGCCTGGCGGACGTGCGCCACCTGGTCGAGCGCAGCATTCCCGCCCACGTCAGGTTCTACCGGCTCTTCCACGGCTACGACATCCGGCACCTGCGGCTGGACCGCTCGCGCCTGGACGATGCGCTGCTCGATGACGATTCCGGCGTCGTCGTCGATGGCCTCAAGCTTTCGTTCGGCACACGCGCAGCGCATGCCTTTGCCGAGCCGGCCGATGCGGGTGCGATCGACGGCGCGGCCGCATCGATCTATTCGGTGCGGGTGTTCTTGGATGACTCCTGGCGGCTGGATGCCTGGCTGCTCGATAGCGAAATCTTGCTGGACGCAGCCGGGCGAGTGATCGAGCAGTACGCCATTGTACTTAACCCGGAGGCGCTTGGTTCGATCGTCAGCATACGCTGGTCAGTGGTGGCGGCTGTGCTCGATGAGCCTGAATTGACCGCAGTGCACGACGCTGCCCAATTTGAGGTGGCGCATGCGTTGCCTACCCCGGATGTACGTGCCTGGCTCGGCCCTTGGGTCGGGCGGTGGCGTACGCCGGTGATCTCTCACGCACTTACTCAACTGGAGACCTGACCATGCCTGCTCGACAGCTTGATGGCCGGATTGCACAAGCCGAATTGATTGCCGCCCAACCCATCATGCTTGCATGGGGCACGGGGGCTGATGAGTGGGATGACGCCCCTGAGCCAGAGCCTACCGACAACATAGCACTGGTGGCCGAGGTGGGGCGGCGCTTGGCTACACAGGTCGGCTATGTGCTGGCCGACCCTGCCGGCGCAATCGAGACGCCGCAAGGCAATTACACGCTGTCTGCCACGCCGACGCGCAACCTGTACGTGCGTGTGACGTTCGGCTTTGAAGAGGCTGCAGATCTGCGTATCCGGGAGCTCGCGTTGTTCATCGGCACGGTTGTTATGGAGGGTTTGCCGGACGGGCAGCGCTACTTCACCCCCGATCAGATTTCCGATCCGGGCCGCTGCCTGTTGCTGGACCGCTCGCAGAATTTCTTGCGCAACGGCTCGGTGCGGCCGGCTTTCGAATATGTGATTCCGTTCTGAGGCGACCATGCTTTACAACAGATTCGACCCCGCTGACAACTATGACGCGATTGAATTCCGACCTGACCGGGTGCTGCAGTCGGCCGAGCTCAACGAACTGCAGAGCATGGCGGCGCAGCGGCTGCGCGAGATTTCTGATGTGCTCTTTTCGGACGGAGATGTGATTCGGGATGCTCGAATCATTGTGTCTGCCGAGACTGGCGATACACAGTGTGAGGCCGGGGCGGTTTACCTGGACGGTGCAGTGCGGGGTGTGCCGCCTGCGCACCTGGTGATTCCGATCACGGGCATTGTGACAGTGGGCATCTACCTGCAGGAAGTACAGGTGGATGAAAGCCGTGATCCTGGTCTGCTGAACCCGGCAGTGGGTACGCGCGGGTACAACGAGCCGGGGGCGACCCGGCGGCAGATCAACCCGGTGTGGGGGCTGCCCGAGGATGGAACGGATGGGCGTTTCTTCCCGGTGTGGGTTGTGGAGAGCGGTGTGGTGCGGCCGAAGGAAGCTCCGCCGAATCTGGACGTGATGAGCCAGGCGATTGCGCGCTATGACCGCGACAGCGCAGGGGGTAGCTACATCGTAACGGGACTGGAACTTGCGATGTCTGATGACCAGCCCGGCGGCCAGGTCTATACGTTGAGCGAGGGGCGGGCGCGGGTCGGTGGCGTCGCGGTGGAGCGCACAGCAAGCCACCGGATCACATACCCCGCTCAGCCGGACCTGCGCTTTATCGACAGTGAGCCGCACCCGAGCACGACGACAGACCCGCAACGCATCACCCTGATGCGACCACCGGCGCAGAGCATTTCGAGCGTGCGCATTACGGCTCAGCGCACCGTGGCGATGACGCACGGGGGGCATGTGGGGGCGTCGGACCCGCTACCGGAGGCTGCGGTACTGACCGTGGTCAATGTGGGGCAGGGGGCCACGACATACACGGCAGGCACGGATTATGTGCTGACGGCCGGGCAAATCGACTGGAGCCCTGCAGGGGCGGAACCGGCGCCGGGTAGTACGTATGAGGTGACCTTTACGTACATCGCGGCGTTCGAGCCGACAGATGCGGATTCAACTGGATTTACTGTGCATGGAGCGTTGCCGGGCACGCTGGTGTTGGTGAGCTATCAGCAGATGTTGCCGCGCATTGACCGGGTTTGCCTGGACAGGGACGGGGTGCCGCGATGGATCAGGGGCATTGCTGCGTCATGGTCGCCGAAACCTCCCCCCGTGCCGGATTCCATGTTGCTGCTGGCCAGTGTGCTCCAGACCTGGACGAGTGGGCGCCGGGTGGTGAGTGATGGCACGCGGATGGTGCCGATGTTCGAGCTGGCCGGTTACCGGCTGCGGCAGCAGGATCTGGCTGAGGCGATGGCGGAGCTTCGCCTTGCTGTGGATATTCAGGGGCGCTTCAGTGGCATTCGGCGCGGGCAGTTTGCAGACCCGATGATTTCGGATGAAATGCGCGATGCCGGAGTGCCGCAGACTGCGGCCATCGTAAATGGGGTGCTGACGCTGGCGATGGATGTGGAGGTGCATCTGCTGGGCGAGGCAGTACAGGGGAAGATGGCGCCAGCACATGATCATGATGTTGTGTTGAGCCAGGCGTTGTCGACCGGCGTGATGCTGGTGAATCCGTACATGAGCTTCGCCGCGCCCAGTGCGGCCATGCGGCTGGTGCCGGCGGTCGACAGGTGGACCGAGACGAACACGACATGGCTGAACCATGCGACGAAGTATCTGTACGTGGGGGTGGGAAATCAGGATTCGTTGGTGTCGCGTCAGACCAGCGTGATCGAAGTTTCGCGGAACACTGCTGCGATTGAATATCTTCGACCGATCAGCGTGCGCTTCGAGATTACGGGGTGGGGGCCGGGGGAGCCGCTTGCGGCGCTGACGTTTGACGGGATTACGCTGGACACGGAGCCGGCCAGCATTACGGCCGATGCAGTGGGGGCGCTATCGGGGGCTTTCATCATCCCTGCCGGGGTGCCGGCTGGTACAAAACTGGTGCAGGCAACGGGAGCGTGGGGGAATTTCTCCAGCCAGATGTTCGCCGGGCAGGGCACTCGGGCAACAGTAGTGCAGCAGAACGTGACAACAGAGACATGGCAGCGCTGGAGCGCGGCTCCGGGGGCTACGTACACGCAGTTCGGGCCGCGTATTGCCGACCCGCTGGCGCAGACCTTTGCGCTGGATGCGGCGCGCCAGATCTCGGGGGTGGACTTGGTTTTTACCGCCAAGGAATCTGAGGTGATCATCCAGATCCGGGAGTTCAACAACGGTACGCCCGCGAATACGGCGCTGATTGAAGCCCGCGTGCCGCCGGAAGCAATCTCGATCACCGAGGCGACGCGCATCACCTGGCCCCCGGTGTTGTTGCAAGCGGGGCGGGAATATGTGCTGGTGATCATGTGCAATGACGCGACCACTGCTGTTGCAGTCGCTGAACTGGGCAAGTATGACCGTGACAACGGGCGGTGGGTGACCAGCCAGCCGTACAACGTGGGGGTGTTGCTGTCGAGCAGCAATGCGACGGTGTGGACGACGCACCAGGACCGCGACTTGATGTTCCAGTTGCTGGCCGCGAGCTACTTTGAACTGGAACGGCGGGTGCCGCTGGGGGCAATCGAGCTGAACGAGGCTACCGACATCATGGTGACCGGGTATGCCGATCGCCCATCTGTGGATGCGGGCCTGGTGTTTGAAGTGGCGATGCCGGACGGCAGCACGCTGATGCTGGGCGATGGGCAGGTGGCACGTCTGGCTGCGCCGGTTTCCGGTGATACGACTGTTGTGGCCGTGCTGTCGGGTAGCCACACAAGCGCGGCCGTGCTGGAACCCGGGGTTCAGTTGATCTCCGGCCATCTCCATGAGACTGACAACTACGTGACGCCAGCGATCAACGCGGGTGCGGGCGGCACGCTGCGGGTGGTGTTCGAGGCGCTGATTCCCGGTGGGGCGTCGATTGCCGTGCGCATGCAGGCCGATGATGACGGGGCGCCGCTGATCAACGTGCCCTACCTGAGTGCGGCGGCACAGGCGGCAGGCTTTCTTGAAATCTCCCATGAATTGCCGGGCATTACTGCGGATCGGCTGCGCGTGCATTTGCTGCTGCAGGGTGGGGCGAGCGCGCGGCCCCAATTGCGCAACCTGCGCGTCGTGGTGCTTGAGGATTGATCATGCCGACCATCAACGATCGCACGCCTGAGATGGAATTTCCACTTCCGCATCCTGACAACGATTTGTCCGATGATGTTCTCAGACTACGCGCCGCGCTGCTGCAGATCGATTCCAGTATTGCAGGACTGCCCACGGGTAGCCGTGTCGAGACCATTGAAAATTCGTTGATCGCCCTGGCCGCGGCCGTATTGGCCGTGCAGACGGGCGGGCTTTCTCAGCTCGAACTGGCCCAGGTCACTGATCTGTTGAACACTGCCAGGCCGGACAGTGCAACGCTGACATACACAGACGGCATGCTCACCGGCGCAACCGAGGCGCTGCATGACGGCACGCGCACGACTGTATTGACATACACACCCGATGGCGCCCTTGCCAGCGCAGTACAGACATATGCGGGCCGGGTCCGCACGACTGTACTGACATACACCGGCGGGCTGCTCACTGGGTTTGAGACAACGGAGGTAGATGATGAGTGACCCCATTTCGCTGGCTGCGCTGGCCGAGTTGCAACGGCAGGGGCAGTGGCTGACGCAGCCCCTGGCGCCGCTAATTGAAATCGTCACAGAGAGTCGTGTATGGACCGCGCCGCGTAGCGGTTTAGTGCGATTTACCGCCGTTGCCCCGGGCGGTAGCGGCGCCGCGACAACCGAAGCTCGCTCGTCTGCGACCGGGGGCGGTGCAGGCGCGACAGGGGTAAAGCTCGTGCACGTCAATGCTGGAGACAGTTACACGATCACAATCGGCGCGCCCGGCGCGGGTGTCACTGTCACTGCCGGCGGAAAATCACCAGGCAATGCGGGCGGCACGACGAGCGTCACGGGGCCTGGCATTGACCTGACTGCAAATGGTGGCCAGGGCGGCAGCGTTGCATCAAACGGTGTTATCAGCAGCGGTGCGTCTGGCGGCGTGGCAATCGGAGGTGACATCAACCGCATCGGTGGCGACAGCGGCGCAGCGCTCGTTGATGCAGCCAGCCAGCCAGCCAGGCAGGCCGCCACGGGGGGTGGCGCCGCCTGGTGGGGCCGCACGTTTTCGGTCATGACTGGATTTTCGTCTGGGTCGGCGCAAGTCGCATTCACGGGGATAGGGTCCGGCATTGCCGCGACCGGGGGCGCGGGCGTCGGCGGTGCGAGCGGCGATGTCAGCGTAACGGCGCAAAATAATGTGGGCGTGTCCGGCGGCGGAGGAGCGCTGGCTGGATCGCCATCCGGGGTAAATTCATTCGTGGGCGTCGGTGGGGCCGGTTACGACGGCGTATTTTCGGCGACAAGCGGATTGAGTGGAGTCCCTGGAGCGATAACCGGCCCTGGGCTGCTGGCCGGACTGACTGGGGGCGGATCATCTGGCGTGACTGCGTCTGCGGCAGGATTCCCAGCTGGAGTAGGCGGCGGTAGCGGAGCGGTCGGAATCGCCTCGTCATCGTCTGCTTCCGAAACGCTGAAGGGGGGGCTGGCGGGCATGCTGGCGGGCAGCGGGGCTGTGTGCGGTGCATTTACGGGCGCGGGATCGAGTCTTGTTGCAACGTCAGGGTTGCCAGGGCTCGGTGCGGGCAGCGGAGCGGCAGCGGTATATGCACTGACATCAATAACGGCCACCAGTGCCGCCGGCGGCAGATCATTTGTGATCGTGGAGTTCTGATGATGCGATATGAGATTTTGGATTCGGCAAACAACGTCATCAACACAATCGTCGCCGATCAGCAGTTTGTTGATGCTGCATACCCCGGCCGCTGGCGCGCAGCGGCGCAGTCCGATGCGCCTCCCGTCACGCCGGCACTCCGGCACATCAGCGTCGGCGCGTTTTATGACCGGTTCGGCGCCGCGAAATACGCGATTCTGGCCGACAGCAGTGCGATCACCCAGGCGCTGATTCGGGACACAAGCGTCAGGCAGTACATCGATCTCGATCGCGCAGACCTGCCGGCGGCGCTGCAGATGCTGATCGACGCGGGGCATGGCATCGACGCCGGCGCGATCTTGTCAGCGCCGATCATGCCTGGAGAGCTACCGTGATCCTTGTGTGATCATTTGGCCTTCTGACTCTCCGCCTCACACCCCGCCGCGCGTGCCGTCATCGCGCGCGCGCGGCATCCTCGCCATGTCACCGCCCACCCTGGAGCCGACATGGCAACCGATTACCATCACGGTGTACGCGTCATCGAGATCAACGATGGCGTGCGCCCGATCCGCACCATCTCCACCGCCATCATCGGCATCGTCTGCACGGCCAGCGATGCCGACCCTGCGGTATTCCCGCTCGATACCCCGGTACTGATCACCAGCGTGCACAGCGCCATCGGCAAGGCCGGCACGCAAGGCACGCTGGCGGCCACGCTGGATGCGATCGCCGACCAGGCCACGCCGCTGATCGTGGCCGTGCGCGTGGCCGATGGGGTGGGCGACACCGACGAAGAGAAGGCCGCAGACCAGACCAGCAAGCTTGTGGGCACCACCACCGCCGAAGGCAAGCTGACCGGCATCAAGGCCCTGCTGGCGGCGCAGACCCAGCTCGGCGTGAAGCCGCGCATCCTGGCCGTGCCCGGGCTGGATTCGCTGCCAGTGGCGACCGAACTGGTGGCCGTGGCGCAGCAGCTGCGCGCCTTCGCATACGTGTCTGCCTGGGAATGCGCGACGAAGGAAGACGCGGTGACCTACCGCGACAATTTCGGCGCCCGCGAAGCCATGCTGATCTGGCCGGATTTCGTGTCCTGGGATACCGCCGCCAACGCCAGCGCGGCGGCCTACGCCACGGCCCGTGCGGTGGGGCTGCGGGCCAGGCTTGATGAGGAGGTGGGCTGGCACAAGACGCTGTCGAACATCGCCGTCAACGGCGTGACCGGCATCAGCCGTGACGTGTTCTGGGATTTGCAGAACCCGAACACGGACGCCGGCTACCTCAACGCCGCCGACGTCACCACCCTGGTGCGCAACAACGGCTTCCGCTTCTGGGGCTCGCGCACGTGCAGCGATGATCCGCTGTTCGCCTTCGAGAACTACACCCGCACCGCCCAGGTGCTGGCCGACACAATGGCCGAGGCGCACATGTGGGCGATCGACAAGCCCATGCACCCGAGCCTGGTGCGCGACATCATCGAAGGCATCAACGCCAAGTTCCGCGAGTTGAAGGGGCTGGGCTACATCATGGACGGCCAGGCCTGGTACGACGCCGAGATCAACAGCACGGCCACGCTGAAGGAAGGCAAGCTGTACATCGACTACGACTACACGCCGGTGCCCCCGCTCGAGAACCTGATGCTGCGCCAGCGCATCACGGACCGCTATCTGGCCGACTTCGCCGACCGCATCACCGCCGCTTAACCTGCCGGGCCTGCCGGCGCTGCCGGCGGCTCGCGCCCCGAGAGGACGCAATCATGGCGCTACCGCGCAAGCTCAAGAACTTCAACCTGTTCGTCGACGGCGAATCGTTCGCCGGCGTGACCACCGAAGTGGTGCTGCCCAAGCTCACCCGCAAGATGGAGGAATACCGCGGCGGGGGCATGAATGGCCCGGTGGATACCGACCAGGGCAGCGAGAAGCTGGAACTGGAATGGACCTGCGGCGGCCATGTGCGCGCGATCTACCAGCAGTGGGGCGCCAGCCGCGCGGACGCGGTGCTGCTGCGCTTTGCCGGCGCCTACCAGCGCGACGACACCGGTGAGGTGACCGCGGTGGAAGTCGTGGTGCGCGGCCGCCACAGCGAGATCGACCCCGGCACGGCCAAGGTGGGCGATGAACAGCCGCTGAAGGTCAAGAGTTCGCTGAGCTACTACAAGCTGATCGAGGACGGGCAGGTGATCGTTGAGATCGACTTGCTGAACATGGTCGAGGTCGTGGGCGGCGTCGACCGGCTTGAAGAACAGCGCCGGGCGATCGGGCTGTGAAGGGCCGTGAGATCGGGGTGATCCTGCTCGCTGTCCTGGTTGCGGGGTTCCTCTTCGTGGCCGGCACCAAGGCCGCACACTGGCTGATCCCAGACCCGCCACGCGAGCCGCTGAAGCTGAAGCTCGACATCGATCCCGAAGAGCCGGCGACGCCAGCACCGCAACGTCAGTCCACACGTTCAACCCTGTAACCGGAACCATGCAATGAACACCCCGAAAACCGAAACCGTCCAGCTCGACACCCCCATCCAACGCGGCGAGCAGAACATCACCGAAGTCGCCCTGCGCAAGCCCAATGCCGGCGAGCTGCGCGGCGTGGCGCTCACCGCCCTGCTGGCGATGGACGTGGAATCCTTGGTCACCGTGGTGCCGCGCATCAGCACGCCCACGCTGACCACCGCCGACGTGCGCGGCATGGACCCGGCCGACCTGGTGCAGATCGGTGGGGCCGTGGCCGGTTTTTTGCTGCAGAAGCGGCTGCTGGAGCCATCCCAGGCCACGTAGAAGACGCGATGGCCGACATTGCGGTGGTGTTCCACTGGGCACCGGGCGACATGGACGGCCTGTCACTCACAGACTTGATGGCGTGGCGCGAGCGCGCCCGCATCCGCAACAGCCCGGACGAAAAATGACCCCCGAACCATTCAGCAGCACGAAGCTGATCCCCCCGATCGTCGGATTCTTCGGCGCCGTGATCATGCTGAGCTACATGCACGAGGTGCCGACCAGCCAGTGGGCCACGGCGCTGCTGTTCGGCGTGCTGGGGGCCTACTTTGGCCCGCCGGTGATCGTGGCGTGGCTGCTGCATACCGGCATTGCCTGGCTGCCTACGGACGGCAGCGTGGAGGGGCTGCTGGGGCTGGCGGTGGGCTTGCTGAGCATTCATTTCGTGGGTGCGATCGCGGTACTGGGCCGGCGCTTCTCGCGCGATCCCACCGGGTTCATCAAGCGCCGCGGAGGCAGCGAATGATCATTCCGATGCTGATGCTGTTGATCTTTGTCACGAGCCTGGTGGCCCTGTATTTCACGCTGTGCGCGGTGACGCACATGGGCCGCTGCACGCGTGGGCGGATTCGCTGGGCGTACATCGCCAAGGCGGGCGGGCAGTTCGTGCTGCTGGCGTCGGTGGCGGACTACCTGCTTGGCGACCCCTACGCCTGGCCGTGGCTGATGCTGGTCGGCGTGGCGCTGTCGAACGCTGGTACGGCGGGCATCCACATGCTGAACCGCCGGCAGTGCAAGTGCCCCGAATGCCCGGTGCGGCAGCTCGCGGCCGCTGAAAGATGAACGCGCGCGACCTGCGCCTGCAGGTCATTCTGAACGCGATCGACCGGGCATCCGGGCCGCTGAAGGCGATCACCGCCGGCGGCAAGGGCATGAGTGCGGCAGTGAAGGCGGCACGCGACAGCTTGCGGGCGCTGGAAGCGCAGGGCCGGCAGATCGACAGCTTCCGCAAGGTGTCGCGCGACGTTGCCGTGACCGGCAACACGCTGGAGCTGGCGCGCGGCAAAGTGGCGGCGCTGGCGCGGGAGATGAAGGCGACGGATGCGCCCAGCAAGGCGCTGACGCGAAACTTCGAGGCCGCACGGCGCGAGGCGCACCAGTTGCGCGAGCGGCACCAGGCGCTGACGGTGCAGCAGCAGCGCTTACGCACCGAACTGCAGGCGGCCGGCGTGCCGTTGAAGGGGCTGGCCCAGCATCAGGCGGAACTCCGCACCCGCACCACGGCGGCGACCGATGCCCTGGCGCGGCAGACCGCGGCGCTGCGAGCCCAGGCCGAGCACACGGGGCGGCTCAACGCGGCACGCGAGCGGTACGACCGCACGCTTGACGCGCGGAACCGCATTGCGGGGGCCGGGGCGGCGGCGCTGGGGGCGGGCGGTGGTGTGCTGTACGGTGCCGCGCGCTTCGTCCAACCTGGTATCGAGTTCGACAAGACAATGAGCAAGGTGCAGGCCCTTGCCCGGTTGGATAAAGACAGCGAGCAGATGAGGGTCTTGCGCGAGCAGGCGCGGCACTTGGGCGCGGTGACGATGTTCAGCGCCACCGATGCGGCGCAGGGGCAGGCTTTCCTTGCAATGGCTGGATTCACGCCCGAGGCCATCCGCGCGGCTATGCCGGGGCTGCTGGATGCTGCGCTGGCAGGGGATACCGATCTTGGGCGCACGGCGGATATTGCGTCGAACATCCTTAGCCAGTTCAACATCGACCCCGGCCGTATGGGCGAGGTGAGCGATGTGCTGGTAGCGGCGTTCACTCAGTCGAACACCACGCTCGAAATGCTCGGCGAAACCATGAAATATGCGGGTACGGTGGCCGAAGGGCTGAGCTACGACCTCGAAACAACCGCCGCCATGGCCGGCATCCTGGGCGGTGCTGGCCTGCAGGGGGGAATGGCCGGCACCTCGCTGCGGGCCATCATGTCCCGCCTGGCCGCGCCGCCCAAGATGGCCCGCGAAGCCTTGGAGGATTTGGGCATACAGGCCGCAGACAGCGCGGGCAACATGCGCCCGGTTGCCGATGTGCTGGCGGAGATTCATCAGAAAACCCTGAACCTGGGCAACGCGCAGCGGTCCGGCTACCTTAAGGCAATTGCGGGTGAAGAGGCGTCGGCCGGCTTGAACTACCTTGTGGGCAAGGCGGGCGGTGGCGAGTTGCAGACATTCATCCAGACGCTGCGCGACAGTGCTGGGGAGGCCTCCAAGGTTGCCAAGAAAATGGCTGATAACCTGACTGGCGATCTGGATGAGCTGTCTTCCGGCTGGGAAGATTTGCAAATCACGCTGTTCGAAACCAACAATGGCGCGATGCGCGACACAGTCAAGTGGATCACCGAAATCGTCGGCCAGGTGGGCGCGTGGGCGGCGGCAAACCCCGGGCTGGTGTCTGCGCTGTCCAAGATCGCAATCGGTACTGCGTTCGTTGTTGCTGCCTTCGGGGGGCTTGCGCTGGCGCTAGCGGCGGTGATCGGGCCGTTTGCTGTCATGCGATATGGCATGGCGCTGTTCGGCATCCAGGGCGCGAGGCTCGGCGGGGCGTTGTGGTCCCTCGCGCGGGGGGCGCTGCCGGCATTGGCAACCGGCCTGCGCATTGTGCTGGGCTTGCTGATCGCGAACCCCATCGGCGCGACGATCGCAGCGCTGGCACTGGGCGCGTACCTGGTCTGGCGCAACTGGGACACGGTGGCGGCCACCTTTGGCCGGATCTGGTCGGAGATTCGCGCGGCGTTCGCGGGCGGCTTGGGTGCCGTGGGGGCGCTGATCATCAACTGGAGCCCGGTGGGGCTGTTCTATGGCGCGATGGCGGGTGTGTTGAGCTATTTCGGCATCGAGCTGCCGGGCAAGTTCACAGAGTTCGGCGGCATGCTGATCGATGGCCTGGTGCGCGGCATCACGGGCACGCTGGGCCGCGCCCGAGACGCGATCACCGGCGCGGGCGATAGCGTTGTCGGGTGGTTCAAGGAAAAGCTGGGCATCCGCTCACCATCGCGTGTCTTCGCCGAACTCGGCGGCTTCACCATGCAGGGCCTGGCGCAGGGCCTGCAGCGCACCGCTGGCGCGCCGCTGGATGTGCTCACACGAGCCGCGCGCGCCCTTACCGTGGCTGCCGGTACCGGCATGGCCGGGGTGGGCGTGGCGATGGCCGGCGGCGCAGACATCCCGATCGACAGCCGCCCGCCGCTGGCTGCCCGCGCTGCCGGTGGCGGCCAGGTCAGTAGCCATTACGAGATCCACATCCACGCCGCGCCCGGCATGGACCCGCAGCAGGTCGCGCGGGCGGTGGCGGCCGAGCTGGACCGCCGCGACCGTGACGCAGCCGCACGGCGCCGCTCGCGGCTGGCCGATGATGAGTAAATCATGCTGATGAGCTTCGGGATGTTCGTGTTCGAGCTGGCCAGCCTGCCGTTTCAGTCGATGGAACAGGCCATGGGATGGCGGCATGCAGCGAGCAGCCGCGTAGGGGTGCGGCCGGCACGCCAGTTCCTCGGGCCGGACGATGAAACGGTCACGCTTTCCGGTGTACTGGCTCCGGAGATCACAGGCGGCGAGCCCAGCATCACCGAACTGCGCGAGATGGCCGACGCTGGTACAGCGGCACCGCTGATCGATGGCAACGGGCGGGTGTATGGCCACTTCGTCATCACTTCGCTCAATCTCACACGCACCCTGTTCTTCAAGGACGGAAGCGCTCGGCGCATCGAATTCCGCATCGGGTTTGCGCGCGTCGATGAGCACGCCGGGATGCTGTCGTCAGAGCCCTGAGAATGTCCCAGGCCCATCACCACCCCAGCCCCGATTATCTGGTCACGCTGGACGGCCGCGACATCACGCCGCTGATGCAGCCGCGGCTGATCGAGCTGACGATCACAGACAACCCCGGATTCGAGGCCGATCAACTGGACATCGTTCTGGATGATTCTGACGGCGCGCTGGCGATGCCAGCCCGTGGCGTGGTTGTGAACGTAGCCATCGGCTGGCGCGGTGACGCCCTGATCGACAAGGGCACCTACAACGTCGACGAAGTGGAGCACAGCGGCGCCCCCGATCGCCTGACCATCCGCGCGCGAAGCGCGGACCTGCGGGGCAGGTTCCACGACAAGCGGAACCAGAGCTGGCACGGCACGATGCTGGGGGCAGTCATCAGCAGTATCGCCGCTCGTAACAACCTCGTGCCCGTGATCGCCCAGGCCCTCGCTGACCGCGCGATCGCACATCTTGATCAGACCGATGAATCGGACGCAAACATGCTCACGCGCTTGGCCCGGATGCACGACAGCATCGCGACGGTCAAGGATCGCCGCTTGCTGCTGATGCCCAACGGCGCCGGCACCACGGCCGGCGGCACGCCGCTACAGCCGGTCACGATCACCCGCAGCAGTGGCGACCAGCATCGTTTCGCCGCAGCCGACCGCGATGCATACACCGGCGTGCTCGCATACTGGCACAACACCCGCACCGGCCAGCGCGAATCATTCCTCGCCGGGTCGGAAAATGCCCCCGCAGGCGACGACACCACCGAACCCGGCGCCGGCAGCGTCAAGACGCTGCGCCACACCTACGCCAGCCTACGCAACGCACGCGAGGCTGCGGAGGCCGAATGGAAGCGCCTACAGCGTGCCGTCGCTGAATTCAGCCTCACACTCGCCATCGGCCAGCCCGAGCTGATCCCAGAACTGCCCACGCACGTCGTCGGCTTCAGGCCCGAGATCGACAGCGCCGACTGGATCATCAAGCGCCTCACCCACCGTCTCACCCCCGACAGCCTCACCACCGCCGCAGAGTTCCAGATCCGCACCTCGGACTGA